TGGGCGGCAAGTACATTCAGGACCGCGACGACGACGCGAAGAACAGCGGCGCGGGCAAAGTCGGAGCGGGCGCAGGAATTGAGGGGACCGGCGGCAAGAGCGGCGCGGACGAAATCGACGCGGCGCTTGACAAGCTTTTCCCCGAAACGAAGTAAGGAGGTAAAAGACCATGTATGAGATCAACAGAGATCAGACCAGCCCCGTGAACTTCTTTGCGGGCGACTTCCCCGTTGTGACGGAAGCTGGGGACGTGAAGAGCGGCGCAACCGTTCGCAAATACGCCCCCGTCATCAAAACCGCTGACGGTATCAGCG